ACGTAGCCGGTCTCGAGGTAGCTTCCGCCCTTGTAGCCGACGAGGATCTTGTTACGGCTGAAGTAAGGATCCTTGTAGACGGTGAAGCGGTTGCTGATCGTGCCGATGGCTTCTGCGCCGATCGTGAAGGGCGAAGCGACCTGGCCTTCGCCGTCCATGGAGAACTTGGGCTTGTAGAGCACCGAGGACTCGAGGATGGTGGCCACGTCTGGTCCTGTGACCATGAAGTTGGCGCTACCGCGGAGGGTCTTACGGTGGATGGTGTTGGCCACGTCGATGATGGTTTCGACGAGGGTTTCGTACCACTCGCGGACGGTACCGGTGAAGGCTGGTCCGATCGAGAGGCTCGAGGCGAGGGTCACAGGCTGTCCTGTAGTCTTGTTTACGAAGCGACCCGGTGCACGGCTCCAGTAGTAGTTGGCGCCGTTGGCCTGGGTGACGAGGTCGTTGAGGATCTCGCGGTCGATCTCGAGGGCGATCTGCTCCGAGAGGATCGATGTGAGTTCCACCTCGGCGTCCATGCTGTGGTACGCGTTGAGGTCCTGTGCGAGCTCGGGGCTCCACTTGGCGCGAAGCTTGCGTGTCTCGGCCGTGATGGCGATCGACTCGATCTTGATGTCGATCTCGGGAATCACGGGTGATGGAGTCGTACCGAAGTCTGACTCGAACGAGGGGATTGTCACCGTCGCGCCGCTGTTCTGATCGACGTCGAGAGCTGACGAGATGGCAAACGAGAGCTTACCCGAAGACGAAGGTGTGAGAGGCGTTCCATTGTCGACCTTCAGCACGAACTGAATATGATCACCATTGAGCGCATTGGGTGTAAAGTAGGGAGCAACCGAGGGACTGAAGTTACCACGCTTGTTGAGGCGACGGAGGTTAATGACCCCAGTTCCGCCTTGGTAGTTGGGACCCCAGGCTCCATTGTTCTGTACCGTATAGCTTCCTGTAAAGAGGGAGAACTGATCCACCGAACGAAGATCGACAGAAGGCTCAGCAGCTACAATTGTTGTAGTAGGAACGTATAGGAACACGACGTCCAATGCGTTGTTGGCGAGGTCTGTTTCTACCTGAGCATCAAAGTCGGCAAATCGAGCATTTGAACCGCTGAATGTGCCCACCGCGGTAAGAGTTAGGCCAGGTGTCCAAACGTTTGCGTCAACGCCACCGTATGAGCCTGAGTAGACACCTGTCGTAAGATCGAGAGACGAGAGAGAGCCTGTCACCCTGCTGTAGCCGGTGTTGACGAGGTCGTAGAAGCCGCCTGTCGCCAACGATCCGCTCTGCACGCCCTTGCCTGTTGGGTTGTTGTAGAGAGACGAGCCTCGGGTGTAGGTCGAGTTGGTGTCGCCTGCCACCTGGCCTACATTGCTACCGTAGGTGTAGTCCAAGTAGAAGATGAGGCCGCTGGGGAGGCTCATCGGCTGGATCGACACGAGTTCGTTGGCGACGAGGCCACCGAATACGCGGCGGACGATTGGGAAGGCGATGTTGCTGAAGCCTTGGATCTGTCCGCTTCCAACCACGTTTCCGCCGCCTGTGCTGAGGGCATTGGCTTCCTTGAGGACCTGAGCTGCCTGGTTCTCGAGAAGCTGCGCCATCACCTCACGACGTCCGCCGTCGAGACCGCGGAGGAGGCCTGTGCGGCTCCACTTCTCTGTGAGACGAGCGCGTTCTGCACCGACGTGCTTGTCCCTTATTCCTTGAACTAACTGATCTAACGTAAAGTTTTTCATTTTCCAAAAATCTCCTGTTGGTTTATACGAATCAAATCACTTGATACCTGCGAGCTTCGCCCAGCGATCGAGTTCCACGCCTTCATTCATAAGCGTAGATGCTGGACGTGTCGCCTGTGACGACGATCCGATGACCCTACGGTCCGCTGCTTCGGAGAGCTGACGGCCCGTTCCACCGAACGACTTCACCATTGTCTCATAGACGAGCTTGACTTCTCTATCAGAACGTGCCTCGTCGAGTCTCTCAATGACTTCGGCCTTTTGGCGTCTAGTGAGCGACTCATTCTGAAGAAGCTTGTTGCTGTAGAGGAGCTTAGTGTTGAACAGATTCGTTTCCGCCAACTTTGTGCGAAGGTTTGTGGCACCCTCAGCGAGCCGTGAGGAACCATTTTGATTTCCTCTGCGAGATGCTTCATTGAGCATTCCCATTAGACGTCGAGTACGAAGTACCGACTCATTAAACTGTGTAGCGAAGTAGACGTAAGCTTCAGCCATCTGCTTGACCTTGCTTTGAGCTTGACGAGCAGCTTGAGTGTTTTTCTTGGCCTGACCCTGCTGACCCTTCTTCTTCGCCTGTTGAGCTTCATGTTGAGCTCTCTGAGACTTCATCTGAGCATGACGCTGCTGCTTCTTCGCCTGCTGAGCTTTTTGCTTGGCTTCAGCCTGAATTCTTCGTTCACGAACTAAGCGGCGTCGTATTACAGACTCAGGCATGCGGTTCTGTGCGTTTGAACCTGCACCAGGACCCATGGAATCAGAGGCTTCATTTCCACCGTGTTCTCTTGAGTCGTCTGCTTCGTCGGTGTCCAGCTCATACATGCCGCCTTCGTCGGTCGACATCTCGTCCATCTCGTCGACGCCTTCCACGGGATCGGCGCCTTCACCGTATCCGCCTTCTTCCATCTCGTCGACGCCTTCCACGGGATCGGCGCCTTCACCGTATCCGCCTTCTTCCATCTCGTCGATACCTTCCATGGGATCGGCGCCTTCGTCTGCTTCTCGAAGCTTGATGTCGACGAAGGGATCACCGAGGTCGTCGTCTTCAAATTCATCTGAAACTTTACCTGCACCGTGGCCCCACTTGTGTGGATCTTTGCCCAGGAGTCCTTCCTTGGACTCGCGAAGTCTCCTCATGCGCTTGATTTCACTGCGAAGCATATTCTCATCAATCTCGACGACCGCGTCGCCTGAATTGCGTGATTCACGGAGCGACTTCATTCGAGATATTTCACGATGAAGCATATTTTCGTCAATCTCTACCACAAGATTTGAATTTCTGAGCATACGAGATTCCTTTTTGGTTTCCTCTTCTCCACCGAGGTCGAGGTCTTCCTCACCGCCTTCTTCGGCTTTCTCTTCTCCGCCCTCTTCCTCACCACCGAGGTCGAGGTCTTCCTCACCGCCTTCTTCCTCACCGCCGAGGTCGAGGTCTTCCTCACCGCCTTCTTCCTCACCGCCGAGGTCGAGGTCTTCCTCACCGCCTTCTTCCTCACCGCCGAGGTCTTCTTCGCCGCCTTCTTCGGCTTCGCCTTCTTCCTCGCCAGTGATAAGGTCAACACCGACATCATCGAGGTTGATATCATCAGGCATGCCGGTTAGTTTCAGTGTTACGTCACCTTCGTTGATCTTATAACGGTTTCTCATATTCCTTTGCTCCGTGAGCGCATTAATGTCTCTGTAAAGATTTTCTAGCTTCTCTTGGTAAACTTCTTTTTCCGTGGAATCCAGCGAAGACTTTTCAATGCCTTCGTATAACGAGCTTATTTCTTGAGTCAAACCAGAAACAAGCTTCTGAAAACCCGGCATTTTTCTCAGCGTTGTACTAGACTTGCCGAGCTTGCCAACATTCTCCGACAATTGATAGAGTCTTGACTCGACTTTAACTATGGACGCAGAATTTATTTTTTCGACAAGATTTCCCAAAGTTTTTCTGGATTCCATGCTCATCCTGTATTCCGATGAGTCGCCAGAAGGTTCGACAGCGAGAGCATCGAGGTCAAGAGTAACTTTTCCACTTTCGTCGGGCATTGATATGGCGGATCCAATGTCGGGACTGTCTCCCGATAGGTCTGCCGCCATTCCAGCCATCGAATCTGTGGAATCTTCGAGCTCGTCGTCAAGAAGCAGATCATCGCTCTGACCTCTCATGAGTTCGTTCTCAATCAGGTCTTTGATCCTCGGAGATACAGCTTCAATCAATGCTTTCTTTGCATTGTCTTCCGCTACCTCCTTGAGCTTCTTTACGTCGGCTAGAGCCTCTTCATACAGTTGTTTCATTTTTGATCCTTTTCAGAATAGGTATCACTCCAATGAGCTCTTTCCGCCTTCTAGGTTTTCACCAAGAGAAAATGTTCCAAGTCTGGGTGATGTTGCAGAGGGCGAAGTAGTGTTGACTGTAGGATTTGAAGGATCAAACTTTGGTTTTATATCCGTCGTCTTAATCTGAGGATCTGCATCCTTGTCTGACCCATCAGTCTTGCCAGGACCAGGCGACGAAAGATCGGGTATATAAGGATTCGCAGGATCACCTGGATTCTCCCACTTTACTTCCGTAGTGTCGGGAGCTCCAGAATAGTTCATGGAGACGCCATTGCCAAACAAATCGACATCTCCCACGCCTTTCTTAAACTCACCTATGAACCTGTTTGCAGCGGCAGTGGCAGCATCGGCGTTCGATGTGGCACCATCGTACAAAGCGGACATTCCGCCCTTAAAAAGTCTATTCAAGAAAACACGCTTTTGATTGTTTGTTGGGATATACGTTGTATATCTTCCGCTGCCAGGTCTACCCATAACTACCTCCTAATAATCAAAGACTACGAGCAATCCTGCGGCGCATCTCTGAGATCCTGTCGATCCTCTTGCGGAGTCTCGACTCTTCGATCTTCAGCGCCTTCATATAGTCAATCTTCTTCTCGAGAGACTTGTCTGATCCAAACTCGTCCGCATCAAGTTCTACCGTGTCGACGTCTTCAGCTTCGCGGCTTTTTTTCATCGACGCGACTTCTTGCATCACAATTCTCTTCAAAAGATTACTTGTTAGTTTCATAGAATCACCAGCGTTCCTTGACTAAATATTAGTGAAATACGAATTTTACCTAATTTTGTTGTCGGCAAAAGCCAACGCAGCCCATTTTGAAGCAGCTTCTTCACCAAACAATTGTTCTGGTGAATGGCTGGCGACTGTGCGCTCGGCCACACCTGTAGGTGGTGCTGCAAATTTTGTCCTATCATTTTCTAACATTGCAGGTAGAGATGTAGCTGCAGTGTCAGCAAGAATGTCTGCCATTACTTTGTTGCCGCCCGCCTCTCTCTTGATGACTTCCTTCAGCGTATTTGTGGGAACTCCATTAAATTTAGTCCTAGAGGCATTTTGTTGCATGACAGCAGGTAGGCTAAGGGGAGGCTTTACAGCTGCAGCTTTCTTTGATTCGGCAATAGAAGAAGCGGAATTGCCAATTCCTTCCGAAAGGATCTCAAGTAGACATTCTTTGACAATAGTCTTTAACTGATTTTTTGTAATAGACATCAGCCTACACCTTCCCAAAAGGTTACACCGTTTACAGATCCAGTCAGCTGTGGCATTTGATCGGCGTCAATACCGATCAGTTCAGCGTAAACACTAAAAGAAATTGTGTCGGCAGGATCGTCGACTCTGATAAAAATTTCTTTTAGTCTGGCATCAAATTCAAATGTTTGACTTGCGTCTATCTTTAAGTGATTACCAGCATTGGTACCGTTCTCGGTAAATCCTACGCGGAGGTGTTCTCCAGATCCTGTAGCATGGTTCCAAACGCTTACCCTCTTTGTTATCTTGGAAAAATTGTATCTATTGACAGACGTACCTGTAGCGATACTTGAAGTGACCCAAGGAAGACCACTTCCTACGAATTCAGTGACTGAATTGAATCCTATTTTAGGGTCTCTTAGTCCCATTTACTTATTTCCTTTGTGAAGAATGTCATTTAGTATTCTGTCGATCCTGTCAGATCTATTGAAGACTTTTTGCAATTCTTCAGGCTGTATCTTTCTTCCTTCAGGTAGCATAAAGGCGCCGGGTGTTGAAGGTTCGGAGACATAGTCCCAACAGATCAACTGGAAATCGTCCTGTACGACGAAATAATCACCTTGCTTCTTTGTCGATCCAACACCACGAGAAGATATGCCAAGCTTCACGCCGCTCTCCACGAGGGACTGCAGGATCTTGCCAGAAGGTGTATCCAAAACTTCCACGGTGCCGTAGACAACTCCGCCTTCAAGGTAGGCTTCTCGTACAATGTGCGATACATTCTTGAGATTGACCACAGACGAGTCAGGATGGTCAAGCTCTCCGAGAGCTCGATTCTCAACAATAAACTTTTGATAGTTTTTGACCTCACGCTGCAGCACGTCAATCGGATAGATCCTGCCGTTCTGATTTAACGTATCAGCCTTCTGCAGGATCCCCTTCATCACGACCTTACCTTGGTTCTTCTCGCGCGATTCCTTGATCATCGCAGGTGTATAGTCAAAAATTTCGTAAGAATTTAGTAGTCTTAGATCCTTCATTTTTCTTCTCCGTCGGAATCAATTAGCTCGTGACTTAACGCAGAGTAAAGCATAAACCTGGAAACTGTTGAATCATCGACAGTATCGAGAGATTCAGCAAGCATTTCTTTCTTTACGGATGACATTTTTTCTATTATGAACTTGTTTTCAGGATGCCTATTGGAATATTCGTCGATATGACTTGTGAGGCTTTGCCTAACCTCGGCGAGCTTCTTTAGTATCGTTGTATTGTCGTCCTTTGCCGTCGAGAATGCGTATGATCTTATGATTTCTTTTTGATCAGAATTCAAAGTTTCACTATATTTTTCGTTCAACTTCTTCATCATCACCTTCATCAGGAGGCGAGAAGTACCAGGAGAATCTTCCGTGACTGTTTGGTCAGGACCCTTCTTTTCGGATAACAACCAATCTCGCAGAGATTGCTCATATTTTGCAATTGTGTCGATGTCAGCGGTTCCCGGCCTCTTTCTCCACTCGTTCATCAGCGTCTGAATCGTCGCGTACATCTTGTATTCGGAGACAGGCTGATCAAAAAAATTCTCATTTTTGATCAAATAATTTATGCTTCGAATTAATTGAGATTTTTCCTTGTCCAGCGCAGCTGTATCTATTGCTGCTGCAGCGGACCTTGCCTCTGAGATGATGGAAGAAGAGACGCCATCCGATGTGACGGTCGTCTTCACAAGACTGTTAAAAAGCCTGAATTCCTTGTAGAGCTGAGTTCCTGGTCTGAAAAATTTCTTAAGAATTTTGAGAGCAGTACCAGAAGTCTTCTTGTCACCCTCTACGAGAGCTGCAGAAACAGACCGAATCAAAAATTCGTAAAGCAAAGCTGTGTTGCGCTTCTTATTGTGTGTTTTAGACATCTTTCAACCTCTCAAAATTCCATCTTTGCTAAATAGCTCTTTTGTCTCATCATTGCGTTCAACATCTTCACTTTTATCCAAATTTTCAGAGATGACTCCCCTGCGTGTGATGTTTCCAAATTTTTCTGTCATCTTCTTCAGTGCAGAAGAAATGTCCGCAGTCAGAGACGTCTTTATGTAATTTTCCTTTTTGCTCTTCATCTCATTGAGTCCCAATGAAACCATGGTCTTCAACTCCCTTGAAGCATCAGGATCGTCCTTTTTGCTCAGGGTCTTGTAAGAAAGCATGCCTTCCTTGCCTGCAAACTTGGGCATGTGTGTTTTGCTTCTTCCGCTGTTTCTTCTGCGCGACCTGTTATAGAGCGCTCTGTCAAGTTGATTTTTTGCTTTCAGCGGAGGTCCGTCTTTCTCGTAGAGCGGTACCTCAAAGTCGTCTACGTCGTCTGCTGAAAGAAGAAGCTCGGTGTTGTCCTCGTCAGGTCTATCCTCAGGATCGTCACCTGCGAAAAGATCGCCGCCGCCTCCTCCTTCCTCGCCGCCGCCGGCTTCTTCTCCGCCGGCTTCTTCTCCGCCGGCTTCTTCTCCGCCGCCGAAGAGATCTCCTCCTTCTTCTCCCCCGCCTTCTTCGCCTTCTTCTCCGACAGGTTTGGCGTTTTCAATTTCTTGATCCTTGATCTTTTCTCTGAAGCGCTGATCGTCGATCTCTTCTATTTCTTCGTCCGTGAGGCCCCAAATCTTCTTGCGTGCAAATTCCTTGCTGCCCATGCCTTCTGGAATGGCTCCGGCTATCTCAAACTTTGCCCTCCACAATTCTAGCTTTTGCTGTTGCGCGACAGTCGAAGGATTGGAAAGATGCAGTGTGAAATTTTGAAGCTGCTCCTCGTCAAAGCCGTTCGAATAAAGGTGAATGATTGCAAGTTTATTGAGCTCAGCGATTATCACCTTCTGGATGACGTTGATGGTCCTGGAGAACCTGATGTCCTCTTGGGCTAGAGTAGCCTTGCTGCTCAGCATCTCGTCGTAACCGAGGTAAGCTCTTGGTATCTTCAGCGCGGCAAACAACTTCTTTTGGATGTAGGCAACATCCTCGACAGCAGCGGCGTTCTGACCGCCGGCCAACGTATCGATCTTGGTACCGCTTTCTCCACCACGTACCGGAATATAATAATCATCCTCTATTGACAGAGGAGCGTACCGTAGGTCCAATCGGCCGGTGGCACGATCGACAACCTGATTAGTACGAAGATTCTTACGTTGTTCTTCAACATAAGTGGGAACGCTCTCTGGCGGGATGTTGGCAACGTCGATGTAGAAAACCCTGCGTTCTGGGGCTCTAACAACCCTATAGACGAGCATTGCATCTTCAATGAGTATCAACTGGCGCCATATTCTTCTGGCCGGTTCTATGATTGAAGAGCCGTACGGAAGGAACATGTCGTTGCCCAGCAATCGGAAGTGTGTTACCTCCCAGTTTTCCAACGTGCGGTTGCCTAGGGTGACCCAGCGGTACCTGACGGCGAACGGATCGTTGGGATCGTAGTTTTCTTCACGCTCGATCTCGTTGACCGGTATGGGAAAAGCATTGACAACACCGTACTGCGGTGACACATCGTTGTAGAGAAAGAAGTCGCCGTACTTGACGAGGTTGCGGGCCCAGGAACGTAGGTTGAACTCGACATTGAGCGTGTTGTAGAAGAGGTCCTCGAGTATTTCCTTGATTTTTTCGTTGTCCGAATAGATGTGCAACACGCGCCCGCGCTCATCTTGAGCTACAGTTTCATCGGCGTAGATGTCCATCGCTGCTGCGATTTCAGGTGTATATTCCATTTCGCTGAAATCCTGATACCTCATCAGGCGTTCAGAGAGGTTATACGCGTTTGCAGTTATCGTCGCGTATGTCGGTGCCAAAGACTTCTGAAAGAGCAAGGCGCCGCTCGACTTGGTCTTGTCGGCGACTGCGATGGCGGTATCTTGAGTCCTTATTTTCTTCTTGACAACAGGACCGCTTCGAAAAAGCTTTGTTAAACGCTGAAATAAAGATTCTGGTTGTTTTTTTGCCATATTTCTTGCCTCTCCAGTCAGAAGAAGGCTCTTCTATTTGATTATAAACTATACTATTTTGCTTGTAGGCTTGAAAGTTACTTTTTTGGGTGCCTGTTTAGGTGCCATGACAAAAGAATCGGGTCGTTCAGATATTTCAACAAGTTTGTCTTGTAGGTCGTTCATTATTTGACCTACATAAGAAAGAGCGGAAGCAGGCGCATCTTCCTTAAATTCTTCGATTGCCTTCATGAGATCAGCAATGGAGTCAAGCAAATCCGACTTGGCTTGAACAGAGACGGCATTTGACTCATTTATTTTTCTTAGATCTTTCTTGATTAGATCTCTCAGCGTAATTTTAGAATTGGACATGACAACCCTCTATTGACATAAATATATGGTACACACTACCGAAGAAGCCAAGAAAAGTCAGAAATATTCGCATTTCTGACCTGAGAAGGATCCTTTGGTTTGCTTACATCGTGTGGGTGCATTATTTGACCACGCATTGAAGGTTTTATGAACGGCTTTGCTGATTCTATGTCACCTGGCATTTGATTATTGCTCTTTACAGAAGTAGCCTTCAACATCGCCCAGGCCATTGCTGCAGCGGACTCTGAACCACTTGATCCTCCTGCTGAAAGCCAGAGTGATATTGCTAAGCTAATGATTAGGTCGTCGTGTGAGTCCTTGGCAGCAATTGCCTTGCTTCCATTCCAGATGAATCCTTGGACCTGATCGTAGAACCGCTGTGAATAGATTTTTACTACTTTGTTCCTCACAAGCTCTTCAAGCTTTGCCAAGATCTGAGACCTCGACTTCGCTTGCGTCGAAAAACCGGGAATGGATTCGGGGTTTGACGGTTTATATTCAAAGATGTCACCCATTATTCCTTGGTAGTATAGTCGAGGATAGCCATCGTCCCTCAACTTTACGCAGGTAAAGTAGCCAAAGGTATTCTGCTCCGGGCAAATTAGCGCATCATTGTATTTTTTCCCCCACTCAAACAACATGTCTGCGAGCTTGTCGGGCGGTATCTTTCCCATGAATTCTGCTGCAACTTCACACGTCTCATTGTCGAGAATGTGAAAAGTAGAGAAGTCAGCTGAATCTCCTCTCGCGACGTCGGAGCCAATTATGTACTTTTTGTCCGCTACTGGATGTCGCCAAATCCACAGGCCGTTCTGGTAGCCTGTCTTCTCGACAGGATTTTTTATATTATCTCTTAGATATTCGATCTCAGAGGGCTGCAGGAATGTGTCGCCTGAAGAAATAAAGTCGCAAAGAAACTCTTGAGCGACACTTCGCTTGGACAAGTTTCTCGTCTCTTGATTGAACCACACTTCGTCGTGTTCCGGATGCACCCACCACGGAAGCTTTATGGTGTTAAATTCATTTTGCTTATTCTCTCCTCCCATCCAGAGGCGATAGTATTGCCCTCCAACGCCGTTCGGCGTCGAGATGATTATTGCATTTCCACCAGTTGAGATCGTAGGATACAGGCCTGTCCATATCTCCTCAAAGTCTCTAATGAATGCAGCTTCATCCACGATGAGAAGAGATAGCGCTTCTGAACGACCTGCGTCAGGAGATGTAGGAATTGCTGTAATCGATGATCCATTTAGAAATCTAATGGCCTGTTTCGTAGGTTCGAATTTAGTGAGAAGAAGCCACGGCGGCAATCCATCCAACATGATCTTTATCTTTTTGATGAAGTTCATGGCTGTTGGCAACTTCGTCGCGATGACGAGGATGTTCTTATCTTTCTTAAAAATTGCAAACCAAGTCGCATATGCAGCAGTGACGGTCGAAAGACCTAGCTGTCTGGACTTGAGAACTATATTGAATCGATGCTTTTCGAAAGCGGCGACGCAGTCGTCCTGGAAGTCGTAGGTTTCAAACGGTATGAGACCTCTAGCTACGTGCTGAATTTTTATGTAATTTTTCATAAAGTAGACGGGATCTTTACCGCACTTTATGATTTCTGCTATTTGCTCATTTCTTGATAGCGCAGGCTTCTTCATGCAATCTCAAATGACGTGGTGCGTCTATAGTACGCTGTCCTCTTGGGATTGTGAACGTTGAATCCTATGATCTCGAGAGAGTCGCTCGTAGAGACTTCCTTCGTCTTCAACGTCTTGCCTGAGATTTCCTTATAGACGGACTTCACATTCTTTAGCACTGCGCTGATGATAGATTGCGATTCTTCGGAATACATCTGCTTTAGGATGATCATCTCTTTCTCAGCAGCAAAATTTACGATTGCTGCATAAGACGCGACCAAGACGTTGCCTTGTAGCTTAAATTTTACAGAATAAGAAGCTGTCTTGGGCGTGGACGACCTTCCCCAAGATGTGTCGATTGCTTGCCCTAAGGCGTTATAGTCTATGTCGATCATGATGACTCCGCTCTTAAGTATAGAATATCACTCGAAGGTAATACTTTTGTCGATAAAAATTCTTTTTTGGACCAAACTTTCAACTTGTTCCCCTGAAGGCCTCCAACCTCTCAACCATTCTTCTTTTTTGGAGTATGCCCACGTGTCGGCACAGGCAGAACAGCATTCAAATTTTTTGTAGGCTTCTTCGTCTTCTTTCGAAGAGAGTCTAATCTCGCAGACATCACAAAATAGAGGTATCTTCGTGTATTTTTCTACCTCAGGTACGATGACGACGTAGCCTTCGCATCTCTTTATCTTTCTCTCTCCGGAATACGGTTCCCAATCCGACATCATTTTCCTCCGTAGAAAATCTTAGTATCTTTTTCCACCTTCGTAATCTCAAGCGTGTGATCCACAGCATCCTTGATACCGTCGACGTGCGTGATCACAATGATGACTCTAAAATATCTCTTTAGAGATACCAAGAGCCTGCTGCAGGCTTCTACAGCGGCAGCATCAAGTGTTCCAAAGCCTTCATCGATGATGAATATGTCAGGTCGAGGCAGAGTCGAGACATTGATCATCGCGACTCTCACGGCGAGAGCGGCCATCGTCTTCTCCATGCCTGAGCAAAGTTCGATGACCCTTCTTGAGTCTCCGTAGTTGATGTAGATCTCAGCGGTATCGGTGTCTTCGTCGTTTTCAAGCTCGATCGAAAAGTCGACTATGCCGCTGAGTATCTTTGAAATTTCAGCATTGATGGCAGGAAGCTGGGACTTGGTAATTACTAGCGGTATTCCTTTCTTGGAAAAGGAGGAGGAAATGATCTCCTGCACACGAAGTTTCTCGACAATAGCATCTCTAATCTGTTTCTCCGACAAGAGCTGCTCCATCGCAGCAGCAGTCTTGCCTTTCTTGACTGCTAGTTCTATCTTCTGTGCGTCGATCATCTTTAGAGATCGAGATAATTCTTCAAATTGTCGCCTAGAAGTTATGGCTTCAATATTTTCTCGATTTTTCAGTGATCCTTCAAGGATCAACAACTTTGTCTCTGCGGTCTTTAGCTCGTCTTTCTTTGAGTCTCTAGAAGCCACAAGCTTGGCGAGCTCTGTCTCTTTTTTTGAGAGGTCGAGCTCAATTTTATTTTCAAGCTGAAAGATCTTCTCCAGACGTTCTAGGCTCTCTAGAAAACCTTCACGCTTCATGTCTTCAATTTTTGTCAACGTGTCATTGAGCTTTTGCTTTGCTGCTTCTACTGAAGCAGTTTGTTCGTCTAGTGCGTCCTTGGCTAGATGGGCGTCTTTTATAAACTTGCAAGTAGGATAGGTGTCCCCGCAAGGAACATCGGATAGGATGCTCAGCGTCTTCTTCTGTCGAGCGAGAGCATTCTCTTCTTTTTCAAAGGAAAATTTTAGAGAAAGCAAATTTGACTCCGTCTTGCTAAAGTCTTCCTTCCGCTTCTTCAGGACTTCAATATCATTTTCTTCTCTTACTGCGGAAATCTTGACTAGCTTTTCTTGATTGACTCTAATGCTTTTTTGAAGCATCTCAATGTTTTGTTCTTCTAGCTCGACAGTCTGTCTTAGATCCTGCGTCTTTTTCTTGTGAGACTCAAATTGCTCCTCAGTTACAAAGGCGAGGTCTTTGTGTCTCTCGAGGTCTGATCGTAGAAGCGCAGCGCCTGTTTGCTTTTCAAACAATTTATCCTCAAGAACTTTTGTCTCCGCTTCAATCTGTTTGATGTCTGATCGAAGCTTCTCAAGAATTGTCGACCATTCTTTGTCAGGATAGTTTTTCAGCTGAGACTTGTAAGAATTTACTTCCTTGTTCGACATTTCATGCATCCTGTCAAAGATGTCGAGGTCAAGAAAACGTGAAAGGACGGCTCTACGCTTCGATGATCCCTGAGAGAGGAATTGATCTGCCTCTCCTTGAGCGGACAGGGAGGTCATCAAGAAGTCTTCTGAGTTGCCGATTAAGTTTCTAATACTTTTTTCTGTGTCAGTTCTCTGCTCGCCGTTTAGGTCTTCGAGCTCTTCGTTGTCTTTTATTCGAAAGAGGTTGAGAGAAGTCGTGGCGGTAACAACACCCTTCTTGTTCTCAGACTTTGCTGTCTGTCTTTCAATTACGTAGTCCGAACCGTTGTGGTTGAGGACGACTGACGTCAAGCAATAGGGCTTTCTGACGTTGCAGACGTGTATGTTCTTCATTGGTCCTCTGTCGGTTGTATTGTAAAGGGCATACATTAGCGATCCGACGACGGAGGACTTTCCTGCTCTATTTTGACCTAAAATTCCAACGATTCCGTTGAGGCTGTCAAAGTCGATCGAATTGGATTCTCCGTAGGAGAACATGTTGTCGAATTGAAGGCGACGAATTCCCCACTTGGAATTGCGAACAGTTTCTTCTGAAGACGTGACAGACGTTAAAATCGCCCGCACTGAGTCTGAGACCTGCTGCCACACGGCATCGGAAAATGTGGAGTTTTTGTGGTGGTCCTTGACCAATTTAAGCAATATGTCGGGAGACCGTAGGTCTTCCTTGACTAATGAAGCTGTCTCTGTCTTTATCGTCGACCTGTCGATCACGACTTCAGACTTGTAGGTAATTTCAGAAGCACACCTGCTGCCGTAGAGCAGGTCGTTTATCTGCCGCGTCTCTTTTTGGGAAACATGTTGAAAAGATCGGACTCTAAACCGAGAACCCTTAGGAGAATCCTGAGACTCTCTGTCGAGGTCGTCGATGGATCCTGTCCAGTTGAGCGTGATGAATGGCTTAGGATTCGGTAGAGCGTGGAACTTCATGGTCCACGTAGAAAAATTCTGAATATCCCACAGTAAATAACCATGTTCCATTTCTTCAGCATAGTTCTGCTGAATCGTGGATCCCGGGTAAGCAATCCGCGGCACACCGTGCTTGTAAGACAAGACCTGACGACGGTGAATGTCTCCTAGAAGTGTGATGTCAAATTTGTCGAAGAAGTCTACAGCTAGACCTTCCTTGATGTCCCATCCGGTCTCAGTGACGGAGCCGAGGACGGATCCGTGATAGCAGGCAATATTGAAGGATCCTGGCACTGGTGCGACAGTTGACCATCCGTCCTCGTCGAAGAGAGAAAAAACACACCAGTTGTATCCTGGTGCGAATTGATATGTTCCACTCTTCTTGTAGAGATGAATATTTGGATTATTCAATGCGGATACGATCGGAGAGATGGCGTCCTGCCTCGACGAATTGACGAGATTGCCGTCGTGGTTTCCCAGGATCAAATGGGTGGGCGCGACTCGTGAGAGTGAGTTAAGCCACCACGAAATTTGTTCGATAAATTCAGGAGAAATTCCGATCGTCTTGGTGTGAAAGATGTCACCACCGACAAAAATGTGGTCGACCTTGTTCACATGACAGCTTTCCACAAAGGCCGAAAAAACCTCACGATATTCGTCGTGCCGGCTCAAACCTCTCCAGTGAATGTCGGCTATGTGAGCGATACGCATGGTAAGTTACTATATTTCAACAGAGTGCGTCTGTTCAAATACTAAAACGAACCTGAAGAGCACGCTTCATCTTCCTGTCGAAGACGTCGTTCCAAGTCATATATTGAGCTTCTGACAAGGCTTTTTCAAATTCTGACCTGCTCATGCTGCCAGGATCGCCCCAAGGACGAACGTCGACGATGAGCGTGTCGATGTTGTATTCCATCAGCTTCTTTGCAATTTTTGGCGTCTTTTTATCCCACATGTCTCCATCGAGACAAAGAAATACGGGTGTTCCATGTAGCAAAATCTTATTCAATAACTCATGTCGTTCATCCAGGTCGGAACCGAGCAGCGCAGTAGAGTTTACAGGACACTTTACCATGTCAAATGCACCTTCCACGAGGACGAGGCGCTTCGACCAGTCAATACAAATTTCGTTGAATACGACAGGATTCTTGTCGACATCAGGATTGTCGTATTTCGGTTTCTTGTCTTTGTCGATGGCTCGAGCTATAAAATAATTTAGACTACCATTGCAATCGAAGGACGGCATGATGACCCTTCGTTTCCAACGAGGCTCATCGGAGACTCCAAGCTTGAAGAACCAAGCGTCTTTGTCGGACAAGCCTCGAGAGTAAACATACCGCCACGCTGCTTTCACATCGGGGTCGAGGTCACCGCAGTCGACCAACAGCCGAAAGTCTTTGGGCAACTCAATTTTCTTTTCTTCCGCTTGTGGAAGGAGGTCGATCTGTTGACCTCCTAAAATTTCTTTATAGATGGAAACTTGAGTTGGTGTGCCGTACTTTCTCAAAATCGGAGCGAGAGAACGTGACTTCCATCCGCAGGTCCAACAATGGTTTGCATCGTCGGTCGTCCTGATGGACAGCTTCTTTTTTGACGGGTCTGTGGGTGCACAGATTGGGCATCGAACGTCAAAGTTTTTACCGTTTCCAGATAAGTTACCTCTACCAAAAATAGACTCGTAGAACTTTACACGATCGGTAAGAGAATACACTTTATGATAACAATATAGCACATTGCCAAATTGTTCATTTGGCAGTTTACAAAACACTTTCTGTTCTAGAAACTAAGCTTTATTCAACAAAGAGGAAGCTCGAGCAATGACGTAGGCATCAGTGGCATCTCGACTCCAGTCTACAGCCTCGCCGTTCTTTTTCTTTGGCCAGTCGACATGCTTTAGATCATTCTCGGTCATGTATTTAAAGACCTGCTCCTTGCCGCTCATGCCTGCAACGGAAGTTCTCTGCATCTTTATGCCGCAGAGTTTTCTGGCCGAGGCGGATGAGATGTATGTGGGTTCCACACCAAGAAGTCTTCTTCCGATGTACGACACGATGCCGTTGAATCTCATCAACGTGGTGATGGTGGTCGCAGAGGACATTCCTTTTTGAAACCCTAGGAGCGGTTCTTCAAGCGCGAAGACGGTCGGCGACAACTTTTTCTGATGGACCATGTCGGAGAGGGCTGATTCCACCACGTCCGTCTTCTCCCAGAAGGTCTTGCACTTCTTGAACTCAATCTTGTCGAGGACGAGGATGTGGGACCCACTGTCGTCGGGAGGAATAGAAGGATCGAGGACGCAGACTCCTGTCGTCGACGTTGAGACGTCTAGTCCTAAAATTAAGTTTGCCACCGCAGAAGATTATTGACACGCAGTGACTATCTGTAAATCCTATCAAAGGATGCCTAGTTGCTTTAGTTCTATTTCTGTGAGAATTCTATAAGCAGCTCCGTGTGTCGCACACCACTCTTCTGCCGCCTTGGTCTTCTTCTTCACGACGAGCTGCTCCAGCTTTCTCTTCTGCTTTATTTCGACGACAAGCTTCGTGCCGTCCCTCAACTCGACGAGAAAATCTGGGTAGTATTTTCTCATTTTTCCTGTCGACTTGTTCGCGAGATATTCTATGTAGAAGCTTTCGTAGGACCACTTCTGGACTTCGGGATTTGAGTCCAGGTGCTTCATGTATTTTTCCTCCCACGAAGATCGGAATTTGCACGTTCCAGCGACGGCAGAAGTATAAGTTCCCCGATGGTATCCTCTGCGTCTTTTTCTTTTCTTCGGCATCAGTAGTCGATCGCGAACTTAAATAGGATCTTGTCACCGTCCCTCTTTATGATGGGCTGAGCGAGGACTGCTTTTGCGAGGACGTTTAGGTTCTTGTCGTGCAAGTTGATGTTGGAAATATAGACAAATGATTCTTCGTCGATTGGATCTCCCGACGCCCGCAGGTCGTCTTGGACGGGCGCATACGTTGGATTTGACGATGAGTTCAAATAGCCAAGGGGAGCAAGTATCTCATACTTCGCAGAATGTAAGTGATACTCACCTTTGAAAGAAAGCTCATATCCTTCTTTACCAAAGAAGTACAGGTGTGGACTTTTTATCAATACGATTCCTTCGTTGTAGAAGATGTTTCCTGCAGAGTTCCACTTGCAAACAGGAGACGAAGAATCGGATCTATAAATGTTTCCGTTGCCGTCGTCTTTCAGCGTGATTGAAATTTTCCCAGCAGATCCCGTGATGGAGGCATCTGTCAATTGGAAAGTGCCAGGTATTATCTTTGTTCCAAAGTAGAGGTTGCTTATGTCAAAAAATGTTACCTGATTGGATGACGGATCTTTTGTCCGCTGATATATGACGAGCGGCATATTTTTTTGGACGCCTGGGCCGTATTCTCCGTCGTTATTCATGATCGAAGAGCTTATTGAAGTTGCCAAATTGCTGACAGCGGGACCCGGTGGCAATCCGGGATTCTCAGGGGAAAATCCCACTTGCTGCAGCATGAAGTCCTCATTTGCCTCGTTGTCATACGTCGATCCAAACAAGAGGGAGTCCTGATTCAGGAGGTTGTCAAGATTGATGAGACTCAAATTCACTCTTCCGAATGAATCGACGAGTTTGTTTCCCGTCTCAGACGACAGTACGCTATAATCTGGGACAAAACTTCCATTGTCGCAGGGTAACACCGTGAGGTTTCGCTTCCTCACGAAAGGATCGTCGTATAGAAATTCATTTGCAGTTTTTGTCTGCGTCGTGTAATCGATTATGGTCGCAGACAGGTGGTGAACGCGAGGCCAGACGTTATTTGCAAAGTCTTTTACGAAGTTTTCTAGATTAATGTAGTGGCCTCCCACACCAAACGAAACAGCAACATTGAAAGGATCGTCCGTCGATCCGTCTATTGTGAAGAAAGGAGTCTGCAGGACTCCGCCACCTACACTTGTTCCCACGGAGAGGAATTTTCTAATTGGCGTTTTTTCGACAAAAAATGGAGGTACATGCAGCGCAAATTCCTGCGGATCTATGACGTCCGTACCCTTGCCGCTGGTTGCTTCAATCTGCGTGTCATTCAAGTATCTGCGCCTAATCTTCAAATCGCTTATCTCGGCATTTAGGGGATGATTGAAGGCATATGCAGTAGGCTCATCAAGAGTGTAACCCGACTCATAAAGTTTCGTGAGACCCTCTCTCTCAGAGATGATGTCGGTAAAAAAACGCGTCTGAGAAAAATTACCTTGATTGACACCTTCATAATAATTTCCAACACACAACACGCTAGGATCTAGCTGCGGTGCATTGTAGGCAAGCGGCATGATTGTCCCAGACGGGACGACAAAAAATCCTCTGTCGACGCCGTTGATATTAAAGGAGCCGGTGCCGTCATTTATCGTAGAAGTCCCCCAGCGAACCACTACCCTGCTCCACTCATTCCAGAAGAGCGCATTGTCATCCGACAAAAAGACTAGATCACTAGGATAAGTACCTGGTATAGCTTGCGACGGCGGGATATCTGCGCTGTGACTCAACTGAAGCTGAAGTCTAAATGCGTCGGGATTCCCATTGACATCCTTCCTCGACCCGGTGATCAAGGAAAGCACATAGCTTGAAGAAAAATGTAAAATTGTCCCCGCATTGAAATCGTTTGATTGCAGTCCATCAGATTGATAACGAGGATTTATATAAAAGTCAAAAGAAAAACCTCCGCTGAGCGCATAAGAGCCACTCACGTATCCTTGATGGTCCGGCAGAGCGGCATTTTCAGTCGCTGGGTACAACAAAACAGATGAAGTAGGAACGGACGGTGAAGCAAAAAAATTTAGGCAGTTGTAGTTTGTATATGCCCAATCGGCAGCAGGATATTGTGTCCTGTAGTAGGACATCAGAGTGTTCTTGACGTTGAGCTTTCTGATTGAATTACTGTCAAACTCAACGCCGGGGGCGAATCGGATGATATTGATCTTTTTTTGCTTTTTTGGAGAAACCTGCTGTTCGTCCACCTTCTGAAAATAGGTTTCCATTGAGTCGATGAATGAGACATTTGAAACATTCGCAGACTTTGCAAGGTACGCAAGTCCAATTCGATAAGTTTCCAGATCATCGTCAGCGACATAGGAATTTTGAAAATTGGCAAGAGGTCGTACTTCTTTTTCTATTTCAGACCCTCTAGCAAAAAGCTGAATGGACCCAGTCACACCTGACGATCCGGAAGAATAGGACCTCGTAGGATTGACTATTGTAGTAAAAAATTCTACATCGTCGGGTGTGACAGGAAGAATTGCCATTTCATTTT